CCGAGCCACGCTCCTGCTGGTCCGGTTCGTTGCCGGTGACCTGCACGACGCCGGCACGACGATGGACACGGCCGGTGTCGAACGTCTCCTCCTCGTACACCATCCACTTCGCATCCTGGATGATGTCGGCCACGTGGTAGACGCCATTGGAGTCCGGCTCGCCGATGGTTATCTTGCGGGTCAGCGCATTGTTCTCGGCCGGACTGAAAGTCTGCGTGAGGCTGGTCGCCAACGGCAGCTTCTTGTACCCGTCCTGCAAAAACTCCAGCGGGTCGTCGCCGTCGCGCGAATCCTGATTGCCGCCGTCGGACTTGACGAGTCCGATGCATGCGGTCGACCGATTGTAGGCGGCCGGAAGTTCCGTCGTCGCCTTGCTGGATGCGATCATCTCCGGCGTGATTCTGTTTTCGGTGGAGTACGGGACGATCATGATGGCTGCGGTGACGAGCGCCTCCACCTGTCCCAGATCCATGCCCTGACTGTCTTTGGCCATGGTGATTCCTTCCTTATGGTTGTCTGATTCCGGCCGTCGAATATTCGACGGTCATGTAGTAGCGGCACCATGCCGCGTCCTCGCCGACCGGGTACGGGCCGTTGCATCCGTCAGACACGACGGCGCAGATGCGGCTGCCTGCGGCGAATCCGATGAGGATGCCGGGCTCGCCGGTCAGCACGCCGTACACGCGGGCCGCCAGATCGCGGCATGGTTTCGTGTCGTTGCGCGTCCATCCGAGCACGTTGACGCCTATCGACCTGTCGAACGTCACACGGTCGGCGGATTGCGTGCCGCCGTCATCACGCACGACCACGAGCGGATAGGAGCCGTCGTAATCGTCAGGGATGCGGTTCCCGACCTGCAGGCCCGCGACGTCCGTGATATTGGAGCGCAGCCAGCCGGTGAGGAACAGTTCGAGGTCGGGTGGGATGACGCTTGCCATCAGACCCTCGCCTTCTTCAGCGCCTTGGCCAGATTGCCGGTCTGCGCCTCCACGAGCAGGGTCTTCGGGTCGTGGCCGACGACCATGACGGTCGTTCGGTGCTCCCTTTTGACCTCCTCTATGCCAAGCCCATCGCGGTATGCGCCTGTTTCAACCGGAGCGGACGCCTTCGCGTAGGCGAGTGCCCTGTTTGCGGCCAGAGTGGTGAGCGACTTGACTCCCGCGCTGTTGAGAATCTCGTCGAAGAATTTCGGGTTGAAGTCGACCGATATCCTGCTTTTCTCCATTTGTTCAGCCCTTTCTTTCCGTCAGACGGCATTCCAAGGTCGGACGCCACCCGGTGAACGCGTTCGCGTCCTTCGAGGGGAATCCGTCGACTTCCCACAAGCGTCCGTCGTCGGGGTCTGCGCGGATCCGGTCGCCGATTTTCACGTCGGCTGTCGGGTCCGGGATGGTGAGGTACGCCGTGGATGCGGTCTGCGTGTCGAGCGTGTCTGGCGTGCGCGTGCTGGAGCTGGATGAGAGCGCGCCCATGATGGCGAGCTCGTCAGGAGGCACGCGCCAGTCCGGCTCGTTCTGCGCCGGATTGTACGGGTTGGCCTTGCGTTTGGCACGCAGTCGCATGAAGCGCGTGGCACCAGCCATGGCGAAAGCGCCGCTACCGGCATCCAGATCGTCAAGCAGGCTCATGGCAAGCCTCCCAGCTTGTAGGGTTTGAGCTTGTCCTTTTCGTCCTGCATGAGCGACACCACATCGTATGACGCGTTGCTGCCGTTGGTGGACTGCGAGGTGACGAGCCCGAGCGGGCTCATGCCCGCTCGCTTCGCGGCGCTGATGAGCACCTGCTGCACGTCCGGAGCCTCATTGTATCCCGCGTGAATCTCGTAGCGGATGGCCGCGATGCCAACGGGAAAGCCACCCGAAAGCGACTCCACGAGACCCGTCTCCGGGTCATAGGCGTAGGCCAGCTTGTTGCCGTCGCGGTCGGTCAATGATTCGATGCTCGTCACATGACGTGCAGGCAGTCGAATAACCGTGCCGCCACGAGTGTTAATCACACCAGATAACGCCGTGTTCGGCATGACATGCCAGCCACATTCACGGCGGATGGCCGCCTGCGCGGCACGAAGCCGAAACCTCGCGTCATCCTCGAAGGCCGAGGGGTCGGCAATCATGTCGGGAATCACATTCGCATCATTCATGCCGACCTCCCTCTCAGTGCGTCTTCAACGCGCCTGAGGCCACAAGCCCGGACACAAGAGCATTGACACGCTGCGCCAGATCGTTGTACGCGGTCACGAGCGCGTCGTACTCCGCCTTCGTCGGAGCGGTGGAGGCCGCAGCCGCGACTGAGGCGTTCGCAGTGCCGGAGATCGTGACATTCGCCAGCTTCACGCCACCAAGAGTGTTCTCAGCGGCGGCGGGAAGCACATACGGAGTGGAAGTGGAGCCGACGTTCACCGGATTGTCGTTGCCGTCAACGAAGAGCACGTCCTCGATGTACGTCGAAGCGTCCACCTTGGCCTTGGATGTGTCGGCCAGCCGATACTGCTTCACGGTTCGCCTCACTTTCCGGCCTTGCCGAGCGTCACCTTGACGAAAGCCTTCGGATACTTGACCTGCAGGGCGAGGCGTTCCTTGACTCGGAACGTGATCTTGTCGTTGGTGAAGTCGTTCTCATGGCTGTTGGTGGATTCGACGGTCAGACCGCCCTTGCGGTAGATGGTGCCGCCTGCCTTGAACGCGCCGACGAGTACGGTTCCCTTGGTCATCGCCTCGGTCACGACTGTGCGCAGCCCCCACAGCGGCGGGTTCTGCATGATGCCGCCGTTGCCGTACTGTCCGGCGAAGAAACCGCCACCGAAATACTGGCCGTTCGCATCCTTGGACAGGCGGATTGCCTGATAGTCCGCCGGATTGATGACCACGGCGTCGGCGGAGAAGCCGGTCGCGGTGGCGATATCCGTGGTGGCCGCGAAGATGCGGTCGGGGTCGGAATCGTTGGCCTGCGCCTTGGTCTGGATTTCGCGGTTCAGGATGCCCATGAGATTCGGGTCGGTGCCGTTGCCGGACAGGAGCTGAATCTCCTCCTGCAGCTTCAGGTTGTACTGGGCGTGCTGGTTGATCTCGGACACGACGAACGGCAGGTCTTCGGCCATGTCGTCGGTGATCTTCCACCATGCGGCGATCTCATGCAGGCTGTCGGACACCCAAGACGGATCCGGAAGGTGGATCTGCGGCTTCTGCCCGCCCTCGGCGACGGTGGTGGCGTTGCCTTCGAACGCGCCGTAGACCGGGTATTTGATGGTGGTGCCGCTCATGGTGCCGGAGGCGAACAGGTCGGCGATGACGAGCGGACGCTCATACGGCCATACGCCGTTCTGGTCGGTCTGGGTGAGATACGGCGCGTAGGCTCCGGACGCTCCGCCTGTGGCCTGAGTGTCGGAAGCGGCCTTGAATTCCGGAGTGGAGAACAGTCCTCCCTTGGTGGCGAGCACGCTCAACCCCTTTTCCTGCAGGGACTTGACGTAGAAGTCGCCGAGGGTCTTCGCCTCGACGCCCTTGTGCTCGGTCTTGGACGCTCCGGCGAGCTTGTCGAGACCTTCGCCGGCCTCCTTGAACAGGTCGATGCGCTCCTGCAGCTTCTTCGCCTCGGCGTAATGCTGCTTCAGCTCCTCCTGCTCCTTTTCGGTGATGTTATCCATTCCCTTGGCGAGGATGGACTGTGCCGCCTTCTTCTCGGCGGCGAAATTGTCCATGAGATTCATGGCACTCCTTTCGGTTAATGTTCCAGCGAGAAGAAGTCGCTGATGGTCTTGTATTCCTTGGCCCACTGCGGGTCAAAGCTTTTCTGGTCTTTCCTCTTCGAATCGTCCGAATCATCGGTGGAAGTGTCTGTGGGGTCGGAGTCATCCGTGCCATCGTCCGGCTTCTTGTCGGCGGAATCGATGCCGTCCAAGACCTCATGCAGACTGTCGAGCGCCGCACGGAGCTTGCTTTCGTTCGAAGCGCTGATCGCTCGTCCGCTCTTCACCTCAAGCACCTCCGCGCCCTGATTCGCGGCCACCTGCACAAGGGAAATCTCAAACAGCTTCAGCTGGCGAATCTCACGGTATCCATCCCACGCGCTCTTGCCGTCCTGCACGAATGCGGTCTCCTCGGCGATGTAGCCGATGCTCATCTGATGGATGAGCCCGCGTTTCAGCAGGTCGTATGCGCGCTTGCCTTCCGGCAGGTCAAGGTCGAGATGGGCCGTGACCAGCAGGCCATGCTCGTCCTCCACCGCGCTCAACGTCTCGCCGATGATGTCGGTGGGCTTATCGTCCTTGTGCTGCCAGTGGATCGGGATGCCCGCGCCGGTGCCGCCGTAGTCGTTCTCCAATGTTCCGGCGAAAGCACCCTTGACGATCACGTCATCGTACAGGTCCTTGTCCCAGGTGCTGGCGTAGCCGCTGAACACTCCCTCGCCTTGACTGTCATCAAGGGATTTCAGCTCGAAGCCCTTGAAATCAAGCCTCATGATGTTTCCTCCTTGGTGAGCGCGTCCCACTCGGCGTGGAATTGCGCGTCATACCGGTAAAGCCGTTTGAATTCGGCGAGCATCGCCTTCGCGTCCTCGCCGTTGACTGGATTGTTCTCCTGCGCGTTCTGCGTCCGACCGCCGTCCTGCGGACTGGGCTGCCCGCCCTCGCTGACGTTCAACGGCGTTATGAGCTGGTCGCCTCCCGGCACGCGAGGCATATCAAGAATCTGACGTGCCTGATTCGTCGTCATGAAAGGCCTGCCGGTAGCAGTGCTGAGCGCCTGATACTGCTCGGACGTGGTGCCGCGCAGTTTCGCGTCCACGTTCGCCCTGATGTAGCAGTCCGGCTCGCCCACGGCCTCGGGAAGGCTGAGATTCAAGGCTTCCTCAAGCGCGACGATGTATGGCATGAGCTCCACGTTCCAGAGCTTCTCCTTGTAGGCGCTGATGTTGGAATTCGTGCCGGTTCGGAATCCGATGTTCTCCGGCGAGATTTGGAAGGCGTTGCATACAGCGATGTTGATTCGGTCGCGCGCCTCCAAATCGTTCACGTCAACCGGCTTGAAGACATTGTCCAAAGGGCGCATCTCCATGCCGTCCTTCAGGACTGGCCAGCCGCCCTCACGCCCGCCATTCTGGATGAAATTACGCAATCCATTGGTGAAGTCGTCGTAATCTTCCTGCGACAGCCACGGCATCTCCTTCGGACGGAAGATGTAGCCTCCGGCCTGCATGCCGTTCTTGGCTATGCAACGCCGGTAATCTGCCATCGCCTTCGCCTCGGCCAATAATGGCCGGAGCACGTTGGTCACGCTGTCACCGAACTGGAGGCCGGAAATGAAGCCGACGTCCAAATGCACGCGTGGATCGGGCAGATCAAAATGCATGGCCTGTTGGCTGTCCATCGTTAGCAGGTTCACGCCGGTGATCTCGCCGAAAGCGTTGCCGGAAAGCTGATAGCAGTCTGACGGTATGCGGCGGAGCGTGAAACGCTTGCCCTCCACTCCGAGCAGGCACAGCCACCGGTCATCGAGCAGCATGTCACGAAGCAGCATGCTGATGAACCGGTAGCGGGTCATTCCAGGAAGAGGAGAAGGCCGCTTCATCAAAGCGGCAAGAGCGCCGTCGGAGACTTCCTCGGCATCCCCATCGGCGTTCTTCCGATACACCTTGAATGGCAGCGAGGCTATATTGCGGGTGATGAAGTCCACCACGACACGAACCGCATACTCACGACAGTACGCGCCGGACGCGTACCCGTAAAAGTCCATGTCGGACGGCCAACTGTCGCCGTTGGCGAGTGGAATGCTGGTCGCCGGCGTCGGATGCCCGTCGGCCTCGGCCATTTTCATGCCGATGACTGCGGCGTTATTGTGGAGGAGCCGGTCAAGGAATCCCATCAATACTCCCCTCTTTGCGAAGAATCTAGAATCTGACCCTCACGCCTTGCGAGGGCTCGTATTTCGGTTTAAGCGTTTCGGCCTGCATGGTCTCCAACGCGTACAATGCCTGAGATTCGGCAACCAATCCAGAGATCTGCAATGCTGATTTCGTCCTGTCCCACACCTCGACCTCGCCGAGCCTGCGGGACACGGCCACACTTACCTGCTGTTCGATGGCAGGCTGTGGAAGATGCCGGAGCTTGCCCTCACGCACGCGGTCGTGAAACCGGCCACAGCACGCGCCGAGGCGGAAGCCTTCGATGAGATGCACCGTCCACCCTTTTTCAATTAACGGGTCGATGAAGTCCACTGCCGGACAGCCTTTGCCCTGCACGGCGATCTCTGTGATATGCGGCCAACGCTCCTGGAGCAGGTCAAGATAATGCGGCACCCACAGCATGCCGTCACGACGGGCGATCAGCTCAACATGAGGCAAACCGTCCGCACGCATTCCGGCTGCGGCCACATACGTGGTCGTCCTGTCCGCGCTCGTGTCCACGGACAGGACGACGCGATTCTCATTCGGGATCGTGGAACGCGAGTCGATGCCGCTGGCCCACATTTTCGGATTGATGAAAGGAATGATGTCAGCCGTGACCCACTGGCACAGGACCTCGGTACGGAACGCAGCCTCGGTCATGCCATCGATATCGGACCGAACCGACATGACGGTCATCGGCCCATAGCCGAGCGACGGATTCGCCTGGCGGATAGCGTCGGCATCATCCACCGGACACTTGTCAGGCGCACTCCACTCGAAATATCCGAAAGAGCCGTCCTGCTCGCCGGACAGGAACACGTCGGCCGGATTGCCACCGTCTGCGCTCAGACGAGTCCACTCGCCAACAAGCTTGCGGCCCTTGTCCACCTGCTTGCGCAACGCCACGGAACGATAGTCGCCGGCATTGGAAATGCCCCATAATTGAGAGCTCCATACGGCCTTCGTGGTCTGGCTGACGGCATTCCAGCCATCGTCCGTATGTTGCTCACGCAACTCATCGAACACCACGCGCGCGGCGCTCTTCGCTCGAATGTTCTTGTCGGCGCGGACGATATACCGAGCCTTCGAGCGGGTGATGATCGCCTCCTCGCCGTTAGTGTTAACGAATTTCTGCGTCATCGCGGCAAGATCCGGAATGACCAGATCCGCTTCCTCATCGGTAGAAGGCTGAGGATTGCACCATTCCTTGACCTGATTGTAAGGACCTTTCGCATTGTCCAACGTTTGCGCGGCACCGACCACGAGGAACTTCACGGGCGGCACTCGGTCAGGATGCTTGTTCGAGTCCACGAACAGCCACCATGCGGCCAAAACGCCCATGAGCGTGGTCTTGCCGTTCTGGCGGGCGACAAGCACAATCACCTTGCGAAAACGATACGAACCATCCTCAAGCAGTTCGAGCGCATGGACGAGCAGCCACTGCTGCCACGGGTAAAGGTGGACATGCAGCATGATCTCCGCGAACGCGATCACCGCGAAACCATTACTCGTCTCCCTCGTCAACGGCCGAAGCGGCGGAGTGAAGATACGCGGCAAGGTCACGCCATGATGCTCATCGTCGATGGCACCGAAAACCGTAAGATTCTCAGACTCCATCGGACACCGCCTCCTAGCCGAAACGCTTCATGAAATCCGCCATCTGCACAACCTTGTCGCTCTTCGGCTTCTCCTGCTTCGCCTCGGCCTTCGGCTTCGCAGGCCGACCAACCTTAGCGGGCTCCACCAACGTCAAACCAAGCGACTGGCAGTATTTCAAAAACGTCGGCACCGACACATTGTCCAATTTCCCGTTCTCGTCAATGAAACCAGTCTCGCAAACCGAATCAATCCGAGCGGCGAGAATACGCGCAGCGGCAACGACAGCCGCATTCTCGGCACGCAACGACTTCGCATTCCGCAAAGACCTCTCCAACGCATCAGCCACGGACTCATGCGGGAAACGACGCTCGGAAACACCCTTCTTAACCGTCATAGAGCCTCCTTCGCGCGCGACCCATCAACAAAAAACACCATCGGGGAGAGGAAGAGCAACCACGCGGGACGTGGGTCGGTTCGGGGTGGTTTTCAGGATTTCACCGCCCCTATCCCTTTGATGGTTGATGTTTTAGTTGCTTGTGTTGATCCATTGTCGGCTTAGTGTGCCGATTGGGGTTGGTGGGTCTTGGTTGCTTCTGAGTCTGTTGCAGCTGGTGTGGCTTGGTTTGAAGCCTGCCGGGTCGAACTGCAGCTCGGGATGCTTGCTGACTGGGTAGAGGTGGTCTAGATTGAACGAATCATCAGTGGTGTTCTTCGTCGCGTCGTAGTCTATCGGCATGCCACACAACCAGCAGACTGCATGCCGTGCCTTGCACTGTGCGAAGAATGCGGCCTTGTCCTTCTCGAATTGGCGTGTGGTCTTGCGTGTCCGTCCGACCATGAATCGTCTACCTTTCGGCATGTTGCGTTCATTCGACTTGCAAAACTATAGATATTATGTTACTATAGTTATATCGGCCAATGAAAGGAGGTGAACATGAAATGGACGGACATCGTAAGCGCCATCAGCTCGGTGGTGAGCAACATCATCGCACTGGCGGCGCTGGTCATCTCGCTCAGAAGGCCACCTAGGCACGGCAGATGACAAGAGGGTTCCGAGCACTCCTATTGCCCGGAACCCTCCGGTTCCATCCTATTTCATGACCACTATGAAGACAAGCACCATATTCGCGGCATGCGGCATCATATGCGGCCTGACGTCGGCTACGCTCGGCTTCGCCGGAAAACCATGGCAGGCCGGACTGTTCGGACTCGCCGCGGGCATCTGGAGCATCGCCACACTCCTCATGGACAGAAGGGGCAACAATGACGACTGAATACCTCGGCGTCAAACAGGTCGCCGAACGCCTCGGCATCACCAGCGGCGGCCTGCTCAACCTCAAACTCCCCGAACCCGACGCGACCATAGGCCGCACTCGGGGCTGGTTGCCTGAGACCATCGATGAATGGAACGCTCAACGTCCGGGACGTGGTGTCGGAGGGGGGAGACCACGCAAAAACAAAGCATAGATACGCGAAAACCCAGCCACATGAGCTGGGTTTTTCGATACTAATCCACTGACATTATGCGGTCACAGTCAGCTCTTTGTCAAGTCCGCCACTGATGACGAGCCGGTAGACGCTGCTGTATGAAATGCCTTGGGGCGTGACATCAAGCTTGCCTCGGGATTTCCACACGGTGAGCGTATGCCTTTTGACGGTGATTCCCGCGTCCGTGAACACCTTGGCTATCTCAGCCGCAGACCCGCGCCTGGAATCATCCCAACACAACGTCTTGAGCCTACGCAGTTTAACCGTCTGCGCTCGCTGTTCCCTCCCGCAGACCGGGCATGTCACCCACTGGTCTGCTGCCCCAGCGGTGAGCATGGTCTCGCATAGTTCGCAGGTTCCTATCTCGCGGCGTTGCTCCGGCGGGTCCAGCGCAGCATCGACTTTGCGTGCGATGCCGTCAACGACGTGCATGTAGAAGCCCGCGTCCGCGAACGTGGCGAGCCTGGGGTGGCCTGCGCATGCGATGAGCGTGGCCTTCAGATCCTCGTTGCGTTTGTCTTTGCGCCAGTCCAAGGCGTCGATGCCGTCGAGGCAACGCCATAGTTCACGGGCCGTGGCGTCGAGCATGTCGATCAGGTCGAGCACGTCAAGCCTGATAGGAGTCGGGGGAGTGGCCGTCTGGATTCGCGTGGGCGAATGCCCGCCCGGATGCAGGGTCGCGTCCAACGAGTCATGCAACGGCGTGACGTCGCGCGCCAGTCGCAGGAGCGTGCCGGCGAAACGCAGTTCGCACGTCTCGCACAGTGAATATCCCCCTTCGGTTATCGTTTTGCAGTTCTGGCAGTTCATGCTGAGCCCCTTCCGGCTGGTCGGCTAGAATAATGTTTGCTTCTCACCGCCCTGGCCGACCTTGTTGGTTGGGGTTTTCTCATGTTTGAGCTGGCTGTATGGCATATTCCAGATGCGTTTGAATTCGGCTATCTCCTGTTTCGATAGTTTCGGCCCGCCCCATGGCTTGCCTGGCGGGCGTTCCCGTTTCGGCGGTTTGAACGGTTTGACGCTTATCCGGGCGAGATGACACATGTGCATGGCCAGATACTGGCCGTCCGGTCTGATGCCTGCATCTCCGCAGGTGCTACGGAGCAGCGGGTGGCCGACGGAGGGAAGCCACGTGACGCGGGTCAACGGCCGGCCGAGGATTATCGCCACGGTCAGGTCGTCACCCGCCACACACCCGTAATCCCACGACTCCCATACGGTTTCGCGATCCTCGATGACGTACAGGCCGCACCCCTCGCAGACGGTGACAACGAGGGGACTCGTTTTCGGGATGAACGCGCGAAGCCATGCTGGTTTGCGTTCACGGGCGCGTGGCCTGCTCACTCCTCCATTGCCTTTCTTCTTGCCGCGTCGAACGCGATTCTGATGATGTTCTCCATCCACGCGCCGGGGAGCGTGATGAACTTTCGGGTTTCGGCCATGGCGGCGGCAATCTCCTCTTCGGTGATTTCGCGTGACGCTCCGGCCTTGTATCCTCGTCCCCACGCCCACTGCAGGTCACTGTCGATGTACGACGGGTCACGCTGCTTCTGTGCCTCGATTTCACTGCTGATGATGCTCATTCGTTTCCTCCGTTTCGTTGTTGATTGCCGTTTCGATTCGTATGCACAGGTCGAGCGCTTCCCGCCAGCCGGCCTGGTAGCCGAGCACATACGCCTCTGCCGGCGACTCGCTGCCCAATCCCGCTGAGGCCAGTGCGCTGAGCGCCCGTTGAATCACGTCAATCGGTCCGGCCATGGGTCAGTCCTCCCATTTGATGTCCTGGATTTCATGCAGCACCGCTTCGCAGGCGGTGATGAGTACGCTGAGCATACGGCGGCCGTGATGGCCTCTCCGGTCGAGGTTGAACAGGTCGGGATGGCCTTGACTCCACTGGTCGATGCTGATGGAGGCGATTGGGATGGTTTCGACCAGATTGGTGTCAGCATCCTCGCAGAGGTATTGGATGGTGACGGATTCTTTCATGCTTTCTCGCTTTCGGTCGTGTAACAGTTCGCGTCGAGCCAGTCGGCGATGGTTCGAAAGTCCTTGGCCCACTGAATCCGCGTCTGGCGTTCCCGCTCGTCCTTGGGGATTGGCTTCGGAATGTCAAAATCGAGTACCGAGTATTCGGATTGTTTTAGGAAATGGCTGCGGGCTGGTCTGCCTCGATGCTGAGGGACTTGCCTGTAGTTGACGATTTGGAGGATGTGCAGCATCTCCAATGCCTTGGCCGGGTCGAAGTTCGGAGTGTCGGGATTGTCGTCGAACCGCTGACGCAGCTCGGGCACTGTGCCTTCGCCGTTGCCGAGTTCCCATGCGGTCTCTTCGATTTGCTCTCTGAATGTGAGTGACATTTTGGGCTCCTTTGGTTTGGGAAAATCTAGTGTCGTTGAGGGGTGTTTTTGGTCTTTCCGGAGGGGCGAGCCGTAGTTTTTCCCACACCCGGACACACACGTAGTGTGTCCGGGGAGTGTGGGGAAAAACTAGACTCGATGGCTCAGTTTTTCCGGGAAAAACTCGGAAAAACTGGGAAAAACGGGAAAAACTAGATTTCGAGGTGGTTTTCGTCATCCAATTCACTCGCCTCCTCCCTGCTCATACGGTCCACATAGGCGTCGGATTTCGGGTCGTCTATCTGCCGGTACGGTCGGACGGATTTGAATATCGAACGATTGTTGCGTCCAGAGCGGTTCGAGACGAAACCCTCCTGCAGGAGCAGGCTCACGGCTTTGCTCATGACGGCGGTACGCGCTCCGGAACCGTCTTCCTTCAGTGCCTTGAACAGTTCGGACTGGTTCGGTTCTTCGAGTGAGTCCTCCAGCATGCGGCTGATGCGTTCCATCAGTCCGGTGGGTCGGAAGTCGTCGCGTTTCGCCTGTCGGTCTTCGCTGGGCATCATGTTCGGTCGTGCGATGGTGACGCGCATGAGTTTCGGATCCGTGCTGTTGATTTCGATGCGTGCGGCTTCGCGCAGGTGGCTGCCGTTGCTGCTCCAGCTGACGGCGCAATGCTCCTCGATCTCGCTGATGCGGTCCTTGCCTGATTTGATGACGATGGTGCCGCGCACGCCCTTGCCGACTGGTTTGGTCATGTCCACCGAGTAGCTGATGCCGTCGATGAGTGCGAGTTTCTGCATGCTGCCGCCGGCGTAGCGGCCCCGGTTGTCCTTGCTTTTGACGACGTGGTCGATGAGTACGACCGCTGGCCCGCATGCCGAGATGAGTCGGGGCATGGTGTTGTACCAGGCTGCGATGTCGTCGCCGCTGTTGCTGTCGAGGCCCGCGTAGGCGAGGCAGCTGGTGACGCCGTCGATGATGGCCAGCGTGGCGGTATCGGCGTAGTCGAGGGTCTCGCGCCAGCCGCCGAGGCTGGTGGGGCTGCTGGGCTTCGCGGACGGGCGCACGTAGTGCAGGTGACCGATGATCTGTTCGCCGGATACGCCGAGCAGCAGGAGGCGTTTGACCACGTTGCGCGCGCTGTCCTCGTAGTCGATGTAGATGACATCATGGCTGCTCTTGAGTTCCTGTGCGGCGGCTATCTGGGCGATCATGCTTTTGCCGCAGCCGGGCTCGCCGTGCAGGTCGTTGACCGCGCCACGGTAGAAGAGGCCTTGGCCGTCCTCTCGTTGGAACACGGTGGGCGTGGGCGGCAGTTCAATGCCGGAAGCGAGCTGGGTGAGGTCTTCGAACTGCCAGCTGGAGGAGGCGTTTTTACTTGCCTCGTGACTTTCCATTGAACCGTTTTGAACCGATGCGACGGGTGTTGAACCGGCTTGAACCGGCATTGTTCCAGTGTTTTGAACTGCTTCCGGGTGACTTTCCTCCATTTGACTCGCAGCCGCGTTTTGGATGAGTTCGTCGAACTCGCCGGGCGTCATGCGTTCGATTTTCGACTGCTCGCACGGATCAGAGTGGGATTGCACGCCGTTGACCTTCTCCATCGCGCCACTGAGAATGCTGGCCCATTCGCGCGCCGCCTCACGCTCCTTGCCTTGACGGTCGGGGGCCACCTCGGCGATGAACCGTGGCTTCAATTGGCTGATGGCGTCGAGCGCTCCACGATGGCCTTCCTGCGCGAAGTTCACCAACGCCCAGACGGCCTGCAGCGTGGTGTCATGCCTTGAGCCTTTGGAAGCGGGGTTGGCGAGCGTCTTGTTGAGGAACGTGTTGACGGCCTTGCACATGCGGTCGTCGTATTCCCTCGGATTCGAGGGGGTTAAAGTGTTCGAATTCGAACACTTTAATTCCTTCGGGTTCGACATATTGTCGGGCTTGCGCAGATAGTCCACCCACTTCCATGGCAGTGTCGCCAGATCCGAGATGTGGGGGAGTGTGCTGGCGAATGCGCCGCTTGGCGTGTACCAGCAGTACATTTCGCCGCTCGGGTGGATCGACGGCCAGACCACGGAATACCGGTGGCCGGGCTGCAGGATGTCCACCCCCTCGATGGCTCCGCCCTTCCAGGCGAGCCCTTCGGGCACCTTGTAGAACAGGTGGCGTGCCGGGCTGCCGATGCCGTGCGCCGTGCTGCTCCACGTGGCCGGCAATACGCCCAGTTCCTGCGAGAGCTCGCTGATGCCTTTCGCCCCGTCCGCCTTGACCTGATGGCCTTGTGCGGCGTCGATGTCCAACACCAATACGCCTTCGGGGATGACGATTCCCGTGTTCGCGTTCGGGGTCGCCTGAGACCAGACCTGTACTTGTTCGTCGGTGACGGGTTTGCGGCTGCGTCCCGTGAAACCGCTGGGTGGTGGGGTCTTGCGGCCTTCGGGCAGGGGGATGACCTGCATCCAGCCGGCCGCACGGTACAGGGGTGCGGCTGCCGCGTATCCGTAGATGTCGGTCATCCTTGAAACTCCTTTGATGTGATGTGAATATGTGTGGTGCCGTGCACGCCTTTGCATTCGTGCCGGCCGCTTGGATACGGCTACGGCGGTCGGGACTGGACTCAGTCCTTGTCGGAATCCTTGCTCTTGTGCCAGCCCAGGAGCACGAGTCTCACGCTCATGAGCTGGAGGCTTTCCGAGTCGACGTCACGGAAACCGTCCTGATCGGAGGCGAGGGAATCCATGTCTTTCATCAGCTCGAGCCACTGGTTCTACAGGTGTTTCAGCAGTTCGTCCATCAGAATTCACCGGTTTCCGGCATCTGTTCGGAACCCCCGTGGTATTGGGGTTGCGCCTGGTCGGTGACGGCGGTGACCGCTTCGACCGGCACGCCCAACAATGCGGCTATCTCCTGCGGGCTTTTGTCCACGGCCTTCAACTGGTTGACCTTCATCGGATCAGCCTGCTGCTGTGGCTGGCCGAGCTGTACCGGCTGGGCGGGTTGCTGCGGCTGCTGCTGCGTCGGCGGGTTCCATGGGTCGACCGGAGCCGGCGCATATCCCTGATTCGGGGCCTGCATGGGCTGCTGGGGCGCGTACTGCTGCTGCGGGTATGCCGGCTGGGCTTGCTGCATGCCGGGCTGCTGGGGTTGGTTCATGGCGAGGTCGGCCGGCGACTGGTGTTCGATCACGTATTCGAACAGTTTCGGCGCGTTCATGCCGGGCTTCGCCTCGCCGAAACCGGTGAACGTGGCCGTGAAACGGTCGCCAGGCCGCACTTCTGCGGCCTTCCTCAGCCCGGCGTTGTGCAACGCCTGAAGCCATGCGTGGCGCTGGAGGCCGAAGCCCTTGATGTACACGGTGCGCCGGCCGTCATCGTCCTCCACCATCGGATCGGTGACGCCGGTGTTGATGGTGACGAGCACCTGCATCTGCGGCTGTCCGTCATCGAAGAACTTCGGCTGGCGGGACTTGAAATCGCGGATCTGGTTGGCGGTCACGTTCTCGATGATTCCGCTGATCGATGTGCCGGGCTGTTCGAATTTCGCGCCCTTGCTGCTCTGCGATTCGATGCTGGCAAGCATCTGCTCCGGGGTCATGGACACGGCCGGGCGTGCCGGCGGCTGACCATACCCCTGCTGATACCCCTGTTGGGGGTAACCCTGCTGCGGGTAACCATACTGTTGCTGTGGCTGTCCGAACATGATTGTTTTCCTTTCGTTATTCGGTGAACTGGTATTCGGATTCGATTAGGGGGATGAATTGGAGCCATTTGTCGGGCACGTCCGGCCACGGCTTCTCGTCGAACTCGGGAAGCGCGCTCATATCCGGCCACACGCGCCCCTTGCATGAGAAGCACTTGTCGGGGCCCGCCGCTGGCAGTTGCTTTATCCAGCTGTCGCGCACGTCCACGCCGTCGGACTGCTCGATGATGTCCATGAGGTTGACGAGCAGCTGGGCCCGGGCCAACGCCCATTTGCCGGGCTCCGGGTCGAACCTCGTCTCCCAGGGCAACGCATCACCCAGACTGGTCTTGTTGCGGGGCAGGAAATAGATGCAATTACGCTCCACCAGTTCGCCCTCATAGGTGAGTCCCATGCCGTAGAGGCTGGCTTGCACCCGGTATTGCTGGCTGGGTCCGTGCGCTTTGACCTTGGTGACCGTCGTGTTGCCGACGATCTTCCAATCGATGGTGCTGTGGGTCTCCTTGTCCCACAAATCGATACTGCCGGTGACTGGGTAGCCAGCGTGCAATCCGTTCAGATGCCCGACTCTCACGCGTTTCTCGGCCTCGAACCTTTTCGTAGTGTCATTCGGCCATTGACTGTTGGGGCCGATCCACGTGTCCATCGCGTTGAACATCTGCTCGAAGTGGGCGTGCACGCAGGTGCCGATGAACGGCAGCCAGCCCGGCGAACGGCGTTCCGGCCAGCCCGCCAGCTTCGCCGCCAGGCAATGCACGCAATCCGTGCCCAGTTCTGACGGGCCTATCTCACGCTGCAGTTCGCGCGGAGCGTTGGCGATATCCGCTTCGATGAGCTGGCGGATCTCCGGCCACAGTTGCGGCTCCTCCATCGTGCCGATTTTGGTCTTCGGCGTGACGGGCGGCTTGTCCATATCGGGTGCCGTTTGGGTCATGGGCGGCACGTCGACGGGTATCGCGTCACCCTGCTGCTGGGCTTGTGCGACGGCCAATACCGCCTCATTCATGCTCATGGTTCTTCACCTCCTTGAGAAAGTCGTTGATCTGTTTCCTAATGTCCGCCAACGCGGTTCTGCTGAGCCGTGTGATGGCCACCGCCTCGTCCGAATTGTCGAAGCGCAGCGTGTAGGTGCGGTCGCCGTCCTTCGCGATGGTTACCGGCATGCTGCCGAAGGCCATCGAATGCACGGGGAAGCCGGTCTTGCCTTGCGTCTCCAGTTCGCGTATGGCCTTGTGGATGCGTCTGGCGACGGTGAGGCCCAGCTCGTCGAGCTGCTCGGAACGGATGACGTACAGGTCGTCGGTCAGCTCGTTGCCGTCCTCGTCGTGCAGGTCGTAGTCGGCGATAACGCTTTCCACGATCTGGGCGATGCCCAGGCTGGACAGTTCTGCGTTCATGAGACCACCACCATAGGCTTGCCGCTCATCGCGTAATCGGCCACCGCGTCCGCCGACAGCAGCTTCTCCAACTGGCTGAGCGGCCGCGGCCGCAACTGGTAGGCTCCGGGATACTTGGTGGCCGGGTAGGCTTTTTCGAACGTGCCGGCGTTGATGCGGCGCGCGCCCGGCTTGACCTGCACCTTCAGGTTGCCGGCCTGGTAGGTGCCGGCCGGATGCGAGTCGAGGATACGGGCCTTCAGCTCGTCGACCTCCTCCTGACGGGACGCGATCTCGGCCTGCAGTTCGACGATGCGCGCCGCCTGCGCCTCGAACAGGCCCTGTCGCAGGCCCTCGTCGGGGTTTTTGGTTTCGATTTCCTTGGAATCCGGAGTCAACACGTTGTTGTCATTCGCAGTCATTTGGTTTTCCTTTCACGGTGACCTGGGCGTAGGTGGGGTACCACGCCGTCTGATGGTTCGGGTATTGGTTCGCGTGCCGGGTGCAGGCGCTGATCGCGTCGGACAGGCCGGCTATCGGACCCAATGGGCCGCATGTCCTGCAACGCGGCATCCAAAGACGTTTATCGGGCATCCTGCGAGTCCTTGGCCGAGAGACGCAGTCCGGCGATGACCTCCGCCGAAGCGTCCGGGTTGCGCAGCAGCTTCGATATGGCCGCGCCTTCCTTGACGGTCAGTTGGGCGATGGCGATGGCCGACGTGACAGCCGTATGCTGCTCGTCGGTGAGTATGATCTTGTCGGACAGCAACAGTTTGGTGGCTTTGTCGATAAACGTGCTGGCCGCGTTCGTGATGCCGTTCGCCGTCGGCACCAGGGCCGCCAGTTCGAAACTCAGATCCTCGTCCGACACCAGCGCCTGCTGCACCATACGCGGCTCGTTGATAGGCTTGCTCATGATTGTTTCCTTTCCTTCGGCTCCCATTCGGGGAGCGGCTTGATACAGATATAGAGATGTGGCTCGTACTCATGCCCGCAACACGTGTATGGGTCGCCGCTCTTGCGTTTCCGGTATTTGCCTTTGGCCCCGTACACCCACAGGTCGGGCATGCGCTTGGTGGCATGCGATTCGACGACCTGCGCGTCGTCCACGTAGGCGACGCCGTTCAGGGAGTCCAAAACCAGCTTCAATAGGTTGTCGAGATCCGGGCGGCCGCGATGGCTCATCCAGAATTCGGCCTCCAACCTGACCGGGCACTGGTATGGTTTCGCCTGCGGGTATTTCAACCGGAATTCGGCGAACAGGCGTTCCTCCGCCCTGACGGTGCGTTTCGGGGTCATCGCGTGCCCGTTGTAGACGCGGGGACGCCCCTTCGGCACCGGGTCGCCCGGCAGACAGAGCGTGAACTCACTTGGCTGTTCCATCAGCGCCCCACTTCAACAGGATTCCCACGAACATGAGCGGCAATACGACCGCCAATGCGAGCGAGCCGGTTATCATCCACTGCGGCGTGCCGACCGGACTTGGGATGCGACTGTGCGTGCCGGCGAAACCGACCAGCCAGCCCTCAGCGAACGTGAGAGCCAGCAGCACGGCCGTTTTCTGCCCGTCCGTTAACCTCGGCCGGGGTCGGCGCATACGCTTCTTTTTGCGCAATGCTTCGATGCTCATTCCGCAACCTCCTTGCGCTTGCGTTGGATGGCACGCAGCAGGGTCAGCGACTGGCTGAGGATCATCGACGCCTCGAACGCCAACTGGTTCTCACCCAGCTCGAACAGCGCGTGTTCGAGAGAGCCGGCCGCGTCATGCATGTCACTGGCCACATCGACGGCGGGCTGCCACTGATCGACCGGATGGAACAATCTTTCCTCCACGGTGTCCTTGTCCGGATCGCACGCCGGACAGGGACACTTGCCGGTTTCCGGCTGGCGCGTCTCCTCGTCCAACTCCTTCTCCAACTCAGCCTCTCCTCCCTCAAGCAGCCGCTCCATGAGCTCCTTGAATGACATTCCCTTCGGGATCTCGACGCCGATGGCGTGGATTCCGGTAATCTTGTGTCCTGACATCACTTGTTTTCCTTTCAATGTGATTGGTGATGTTGGTGCCGGCGTGAACCTTGGACAGTGCGACGCCGGCACCTCTTCCTTTTCTCCCGGTTTTGAATCCGGGAAACCCTTATTCGCCGTAGACCAGCTCCTTGCGGCTTATCGCGCACCGCCGGTCCCGGTAGTCGATGACCTCCTGTGGATTCCAAACGAGCCTGCGGCCTACGCGTTTCGGCGCGGGCGGATACCGGCCTCCCCACTTGTCGTGGCACGACCACACGTAGAGACTGCCCTTCGAGACACCAAGGAAGCTCGCCACCTTGGCGATCGGCCAGCCGTCAAGAGACGATTCGATTTGACTACCGGCCATCACGCACCCGCTTCCAAGTCAAGGGGAGTGCAGCCCAGATACTTCTGGATGAGGTACTGCTGGCCCTTGGGCGTGACCTTCGTCGTGAAGTTCAACGACACATGACCATCCGAATGGGCGATCGATGTTTCCTTGACCTCGAACAAACCCAGTTCCATGCTCTTCTGCGTCGGCATGTTCGGATTCCCGTTGCGCTTCATCAGGAAACCGTCCTCACGCAATTGCTTGAACAACCGGTTCTGGCCGGTCTTCACGCCGTTCTGTTTGAGGATCTTCGCCAATTCGCCGATCAGAATGCTCCTCTTGCTCGTGGCCACCGCGTCCGCGAACAACACCTTCGGCTTCTGCTCGTCCAACTGCTTCCGTTGTTCTTCGATGGTCTTCTGCGCGATGAGCACCGCGCGCGCCATCGTCTCCTCCGGGGTCTCGCCCTGGGGAATGTAACCGCCGGTACGACGGATCTGGGGCACTACCTCGTCGAACAGCCAATGCTCGAACTCGACCGCGCTGGTGAGCTTGCTGCTGGCGATGAGGCGGTACACGTCGCCTTCGGTGATGAATACCATCTGCTGGATTCCACCGGCCGTCTCAAGGGGTCTGCGAATCACCGACCCCTTGCAATGCTGCTTAACGGCATCGGCCGGGCGCTTGTATCCGAGTGCGGTGGCGACGTGCTTCGCGCAGAACAGCACCGTCCCGTTCCCGGTGGTCACCGTGGCGACCGGGTTGCCCCGAAACTCGAAGGGCTGTACATTGGATTCAGTCATTTTGGACCTTCTTTCAATCTGACATTCGCCGCCGCTCCAATCGGCGGCATTTTTTTGTGGCTAGAATCTGAGCCATGTGGAAATGGCTGGCGGACAACTGGATGGGATTGACGGCGTTGCTGCTGTCCTTCGACGCGGAACGACGCCTGTACCTCTCGACCGATTGGGGAGTGGATAAGACGGATGGGGACGGGTGGATACTGCGCAACAACGGGTGGCTCACCGAACGAGACATTCGGGTGACGCCGACTGGCGGCGCTATCGTCGAATACCGTGGAGCCTCCAAGCTCAAGCGCCATGAGTCCGGCACCGTCATCGTCGCGATGGTCGAGACCTCGAAATCGAGAGACATCCGCGTATCCTCGCGAAGAATCCTGTTCCGGCATTCCCGGATCCTGTCCCTATAGACCCCGGCCCGACATCCACGGGCTCGAGCCCACGGAGACAGAAATCGATGTCTTCCTTGTCGCAGACGACGAGTCCCGTGTATTCGACCCAGCATTTGCCGTCATCAAACACGCGAACCGTCATCGGGTGGCCGTCCAACCATCTGACACGATCCATGTCGATGCTGAGAATACGAATCAGCGCACGGGCCCTCTCACGTTCCGCGCCGCCAAGCCGGTAGGTCCTAACCATCACGCCACCGCCTTTTGATCGTCCAGAATGAACTGGTTGTTGAGGAAGTCGCTGGGCTGATATCCGGTGAGGTTGGCGAAGGCCTCGATGTCCGTGAGGGACAGGTCGACTTTGCCGTTGATGCGGCGCGAGACTACGTCGGCCGATTGGTTTGTTTGTTTGGCATAGTCCGCGACGCTGATTTTTCGTGCGGCCATCACGGCTCTGATTCGAGCCGCCGCTTGTTCGCTGAGCTTTGTCAC